CTAAAGAATGGTTACAAATTCTAGGTTCAGCTGACTTCGACGTTGTTGAAGAAGATGAAATGGAAGAAAATTTTAAAGATATAATTGAAGCAGATGCAGAATAAATACTTTGATTTAATTTCAAGTATTCAGCCTGACACTCGCACTCAATTAAATTCAGTTCTAATCATAGATGGCCTCAATGCATTTTTGAGGTCATTTACTATGATTAATCATATTAATCCAAATGGCCAGCACATTGGTGGCCTAACTGGATTTTTAAAATCAGTTGGTTATGCAATTAAAATGCTTAATCCAACGAAAGTAGTAATTGTATTTGATGGTGTAGGTGGGTCGAACGCTAGACGAAATTTATTTCCCGACTATAAAGCTAATCGTAATGCTAATCGCATGACGAATTACTCAATATTTTCCTCTAAGGAAGAAGAAACAGAAGCTATTAATAATCAAATGCAACGTTTGATTTTATATCTTAAATGTTTACCTGTTAGCATTATTAGTGTTGAGGGATTAGAAGCAGATGATATTATTGGTTATTTAACTCACAAATTAGAAAACTTTGGTGAGACTAAAGAAATAAACATTATGTCTGCTGATCAGGACTTTCTACAATTAGTATCAGAAAAAACATCAGTATATTCACCTACTAAAAAGCGTATATTCAAACCAAAGGATGTATTAGCTGAATATGGTGTTAGTGCTACTAATTACATCAATTACAAAATATTATTAGGTGATAAATCAGATAATGTTCCTGGAGTTACTGGGTTAGGCCCAGTAAAGTTAGTAAAATTATTCCCAGAATTAACAGGTGATAGTAAGGTTACGTTAGAGAGTATGATAACTAAATCAGCAGAGCTAATCAACGAAAACAAATTGTATTTATCTGTTGTAGAAAGACGCCATCAGTTATTTATTAATCAACAATTGATGAATTTAGAGGGTGATTTCTTATCGCCAGATAATCGATTATTAGTGAAACAAGCATTTAGCGAATCGTATGAATTAAATAAATACCTGTTTCATCAAATATATGTGAACGATAAATTAGGGGAATCGATACCAAATGTAGATAATTGGGTAACAGAAGTTTTTGGGTATCTCAATTCTTTTAATTAAATTTATAAAATAAGTTATGACAACATTACAGAAATTACAAGCATACGGACCACAGTTCCAAACTAAAGTGATCGGAGCATTATTAACACAGAAGAATTTCTTAGTTAATGTATCTGATTCACTTGAAAAGGAATATTTTGAAAACCAAGCCAATCAATGGATTATAGGTAAAGTACAAGAATACTTCCAACATTATCATACAGTACCTACTATGGAGGTATTATCCGCTGAAGTAAAGAAGATTGATAATGATGTATTAAAAATTGCTATTACAGAAGGTTTAAGAGAAGCATATAAAGAATCTCAATCTAAGGATTTAGAATGGATTGAAAATGAATTTACCTCGTTTTGTAAAAACCAACAAGTAAAAAAAGCAATCATGACATCAGTTGATTTACTTGGAATGGGTGATTATGACAGTATCAAGATGTTAATGAATAATGCTCTTAAAGCTGGTGAAGATAAAAATATAGGACACGAATACGATAAAGATATTGAATCAAGATATAGACAAGATGATAGAAATGCTATTCCATTTCCTTGGCCTGTATTTAACTCATTAACACAAGGTGGTATGGGTAAAGGTGATTTAGTATTAGTATTTGGTAATCCTGGAGGTGGTAAATCATGGGCTGTAATTGATATGGGTGCTCTGCAGCAATGGGTTTTAATGTATTGCACTATTCACTTGAATTAGCTGAAGGTTATGTAGGTAAAAGATATGATGCTGTATTTACAGGAATACCTGTTGATACTTTAGACCAACATAGAGCTAAAGTTGAAGAAACTATTGGTAAAATAAAAGGTAAAGTTGTAATTAAAGAATATCCACCTAAACGAGCATCATTTGATACAATCCAGGCTCACATCCAACAACTAGAAATGCAACATGATTTTAAACCAGATTTAATCATTATTGACTATCTAGATTATGTTAAGAGTTCATCTCGTAATAGAAATGGAGAGCGTAAAGATGAAATTGATGATGTTTATGTAGGTGCTAAAGCATTAGCTAGAGAATTAGGAATACCTATTATATCACCTTCACAAGCAAATAGAGGTGCTGCTAAAAGCAGTATTATTGAAGGAGATAATGCAGCTGGTTCTTATGAAAAGATTATGATTGGGGATATAATTATATCCTTAGCTAGAGGAAGAAAAGATAAAGTGAATGGAACTGGTCGTTGGCACTTTATGAAAAATAGATATGGAGCAGATGGATTAACATTCGGTTCCAAAATAGATACGTCAAACGGAAAAATAGATATATACGAAACGCCATTAGATGATGATGAAGATGGAGAAACTAAACCTGTAAACGCTTATAGTAACGTAAATACAGACGATAGAGATTATCTTCAACAGAAGTTTTTTGAACTTAGTAGAGGCCAATAGTATATACTATATTTATAACTACAAATCAAATAATTTATGGTAAAGGTTAAGAGGTTCACGGCTGAGAAACTCAACAATATAGTATTACGAGTGTTCCTACTGTGATCGTCGAAAATGGGGGACAAATAGTTCAACGTTTTGTTGGACTAAACCCAAAGAGCACATACGTTAATACAATTAAATCACTTATATAAAAAACAGAAGAAAATGGATGTAACACAAGAGATTCTTAGTGAGATTACTACGTACATGAAGTACGCTAAGTTCGTTCCTGAGAAAAACAGAAGAGAAACATGGCATGAATTAGTTACGAGAAATAAAGAAATGCATCAAGCAAAATTCCCAAAACTACATGATGAAATCGAAGAAGCTTATAAATTGGTCTACGATAAAAAAGTACTACCATCAATGCGTTCATTACAGTTCGCAGGCAAACCCATTGAGCTTAATAATGCTCGTATATTTAATTGTTCTTTTCTTCCTCTTGATGATTGGAGATCATTCAGTGAGATAATGTTCTTATTGTTGAGTGGTTGTGGAGTAGGATACTCAGTACAAACACATCACATTGAACAATTACCTGAAATTAAAGTGCCAACTAAACACAAAAGATACTTAATAGGCGACAGTATTGAGGGTTGGGCAGACGCGGTAAGAATGCTATGTAAAGCGTATTTTACGGGTGCTCCGTTGCCTTTATTTGATTATAGAGACATTAGACCAAAAGGTGCTCAATTGATCACTGTAGGTGGTAAAGCGCCTGGTCCTGAACCATTAAAAGAATGTTTATTTAACTTACAAAAAGTATTTGAACGTAAACAAAACGGTGATAAAATCACTTCAGTTGAAGCTCATGATATGGCTTGTCATATTGCTGATGCAGTATTGAGTGGTGGTATTAGAAGAGCTGCGTTAATTTCATTATTCAATTTGGATGATGAAGATATGTTAACATGTAAGTTTGGTAACTGGTGGGAAGAAAATCCACAACGTGGTAGAGCAAACAACAGTGCTGTTGTAATGCGTCACAAAATTGATGAAGAAGAATTCTTCAAATTATGGAAGAAAATTGAATTAAGTGGATCTGGTGAGCCAGGCATTTACTTTAGTAACGATAAAGATTGGGGTACTAATCCATGTTGTGAAATTGCTTTACGTTCTTATCAGTTCTGTAACTTATGTGAAGTAAATGTTTCAAATGTTGAATCACAAGAAGACTTAAACGAAAGAGTACGTGTAGGTGCATTCATTGGTACATTACAAGCAGCATACACTGATTTCCATTACTTAAGAGATGTATGGCGTAAAACAACTGAAAAAGATGCTTTATTAGGTGTTGGTATGACAGGTATTGGTTCTGGAGCTATATTAGCTTATGATTTAAAGAAAGCAGCTGATTTAGCTAAAGAAGAAAATGCAAGAGTAGCTGATATCATTGGTATCAACAAAGCAGCTCGTGTAACTACAGTTAAACCAAGCGGAACTAGTTCATTAGTATTAGGTACATCATCTGGTATTCATGCTTGGCATAATGATTTCTACATTAGAAGAATTCGTGTAGGCAAGAATGAGGCAATATATTCATACTTAGCAATTAATCATCCAGAATTAGTTGAAGATGATTTCTTTAAACCAACAATTCAAGCGGTTATTTCGGTTCCACAAAAAGCACCAGCTGGTTCTATTTTAAGAAATGAAAACGTAATTGATATGTTAGAGCGTGTTAAGAAATTTAACATGCAATGGGTTAAAAAGGGTCATAGAAGAGGTGCTAACACAAACAATGTATCTGCTACAGTATCAATTCAAGAAAATGAATGGGAACAAGTAGGACAATGGATGTGGGAAAATAAAGATACATTCAATGGTTTATCAGTATTACCTTATTTTGGAGGTAGCTATACACAAGCTCCATTCGAAGATATTACTGAAGAACAATTCAATGAAATGGCAACACATTTACATAACATTGATTTAAGTCAAATTGTTGAATTTAGCGATATGACAGCATTGATGGATCAAGCAGCGTGTGCTGGAGGTGCATGTGAAATAGTATAATGCACGACAATTTGGTTCAAAACATAGTTAATAATATATACTGTGTTATAAAAAACAATAGATGAGTAAAGAGTTTCAAAACAATGTTGATTATTATATAGAAGGCGAGCGCGTGATTTTCACTGCGCTCGCTCATATTAAACGCGGTTCCTGTTGTGGTAATGGATGTCGACATTGTCCTTTTGATCCAAAGCATACTAAAGGAAAAGTGGTAGTGTCAGAAAAATTACTTAAATTCACTCAAAATAATTAATATGAATTTTAAAGAAAACCCTCAACTATCTCAAACATTAAAAGAGTTAGAACAATTAGAAAAATATATTCAAGAACACAATGGTGATTTTTCTGAAGAAGAAATAAATAGCATTGTTGATAAAGCTTCATCTGCTTTTGAATTAACTCAAAACGAATTAAAAAAGTTAGAAGAATATAGCCGTGAAGATTTAGAAAAATTAATTAATACAAATCAAGATGAAGAGTAGTTTAGAAATCGCTTTAAGTATCATTGGTATTCTAGTATTAGCAGTTATATTGTTTGGGTACCCAACAATGTTATTATGGAATTGGTTAATGCCAAGTCTATTTGGATTACCTTATATTACATTCTGGAAAGCATGTGGAATTAACTTATTGGCTTCGATATTGTTCAAGCCTACAATCAATATAAAACAGAATTAAAATGGCAAAGTTTCAATCAACAAAAGTATTTGATGGTTTCAGTACAGTATTCCGTCAATGGAGAGCAGAAGGTACTCACTGCAAATTCCTTCATGGTTATGGTGTATCATTTAAAGTATGGTTCGAAGGTGAACTAGATGAAAGAAATTGGGTTTGGGATTTCGGTGGAATGAAAAGAGCTAAAGGTAATATTGATGGTAAAAATCCTAAAGAATGGATGGATTATATGTTTGATCATACTACAATTGTAGCTACAGATGATCCAGGCATTGGTGGGTTTAGAACAATGAATGAATTAGGTATTATCCAATTAAGAGAATTAGAGGCTGTTGGTGCTGAACAATTTGCTAAGTATGTATTTGAAAAATTAAATACATTTGTTCAAGAAGAAACCGATGGTAGAGTTAGTGTTATTAGAGTAGAATTTGCTGAACATAATAAG